GCAGAATCTAATCCATTAAAAATTAAATTGATGAAAAATAAGTAAAATATGTCTAAAGAATATACAACAGACTTACAAAAATTATTTTTAGAAATGATTCTGCAGAACGCAGAAAGTTATCTTCGTGTTCAAAACATTTACAATCCTGAAAATTTTGATCGCAGTTTAAAAAGCACAGCCAAGTTTATCAAAGAGCATGTGGACCAACATCGTGCTATGCCTACAAAAGAACAGGTATTGGCAGTCACAGGCACAGAACTTAAACCAGTGCCCGACATTGGAGACAATCATTATGATTGGTTCATGACTGAATTCGAAGGCTTTACAAAAAAACAAGAACTTGAAAGAGCTATTCTCAAAGCTGCAGACATGATTGAAAAAGGAGAATTTGATCCTGTGGAAAAACTGATCAAAGATGCAGTACAGATCAGTCTTACCAAAGACATGGGCACAGAATATTTTGAAGATCCTCGTGCAAGATTAATGAAAATCAAAGACAATAACGGGCAAGTCAGCACAGGGTGGCCTACCATGGACAAACGATTGTTTGGTGGCATGAATCGTGGTGAACTGAATATTTTTGCCGGTGGATCGGGTTCAGGCAAAAGTTTGTTCATGCAGAACATTGCCATTAACTGGGCCACACAAGGTTTAAATGGTGTGTTCCTTACACTAGAACTCAGCGAAGAACTGTGTGCCATGCGTATGGACAGTATGGTGGCCAATGTCAGCACAAGAGAAGTGTTTAGAGATTTAGAAACAGTTGAATTAAAGGTCAAGATGGTGGGCAAAAAGTCTGGCAGTCTTCGCATCAAGTACATGCCAGCACAGAGTAATGTCAATCAAATTCGTGCTTACTTGAAAGAACTAGAAGTACAGACTGGCCGCAGAACAGATTTTATCATGGTAGATTATTTAGACTTAGTTATGCCAGTAAGTGCCAAGGTCAGTCCCAATGACTTATTTGTTAAAGACAAGTATGTGAGTGAAGAACTGCGTAACTTGGCCAAAGAGTTTGGCATACTAATGGTCACTGCCAGCCAGTTAAATAGATCAGCAGTTGAAGAAATTGAATTTGACCACAGTCATATTTCAGGTGGTATCAGTAAGATCAACACAGCAGATAATGTGTTTGGTATTTTTACCAGTCGTGCCATGCGTGAGCGCGGGCGCTATCAAATACAGTTGATGAAAACTCGCAGCAGTTCAGGCGTTGGTATGAAAGTAGATTTAGACTTTGACATTGAAACGCTGCGTATCACTGATCCTGGAGAAGAAGCACAAGGCTCGCCGGGCACTTTAAAACCGCAATCTAACAGTATTATGAGTCAGATCAAAGCTAAAAGCACTGTTGGAGACAGCGATGTAGAACAATCTACAAATTCTCAAAGAGTACAACACAAAGAAAGTTTGAGTTTAGACAAACCTGTACATGGTGAAGCTAACAGTTCTAAGCTTAAAGCAATGCTTGCTGGATTAAGAAAAGTAGAATAATATACAAATTTGGTGACGAGTATGCAGCTGGTCATAGAAAGGTTCGATGCAGCAGAATATGAGTTAACAACTGGATCACCATTTAAGTATATTGAATAAATATGTTTAATCTGGAGCAAAATTTTGCAAAAAAAGACTCGTAGTTTACTGGAAGAACTAGATTCGTTGCGGTTACACAAAGATCGCGAAAATCTAGTAGAAAGTCGTGCCAACAATATAATTCAAGGTGCAATTAATCTAGTGAATTTTATCCGTGAAAATTATGAGCCTACCGCTGCTGAAGAACTAGAGCGTAGACTGATAAACAGTATTAGATCACAAGATCCTGCAAAATTTAGCCGCGGCGTTCGAAGGTTAAAAAATGAAGATTAATGAAGTAATCACAGAAATTACCAATCCCTATCTTAGAGGTATAGTAAAAGGTATAACGGGTATGGAATGGGAACCTAGTAAACAAGCACAACCCAACACAGCGATTGCAACTTTTACTTCAACACCGTCGGCGACACAAACAACAAGACCATCAGCAACTTCTACTGCACCTACCACCACTGTTGCATCGTCAACTGCTGCAGGAGGATTACCTGCTGGGGTAAGTGTTGTAGCCACTAACCCTTTAGTACTGCAAGTAGGCAAACAAAAATATGAACTTGATGACAGAGATCAATGGCATCCTTTAGGCAGTAAAAAAACTGTTAGTCCTGGTCAAGCAGCAATTCTTAACAAGTATTTGGAAATGCTATGAAACTGTTTGAAATTAAAAATACTGCACCATGGTTGTTGCTGGAAAGTAAAGAAGGCAAAAATGTACATTTAGAACATGTCGAAGATTTAGTGTTTAATGAAGGTTATCAAGGTGCTCAAAGGGCCTTGACTTATTGTGAAGGCCTTAGACAAATGTTTGCTGAAGGTACAGGTACCAGCACTAAAGTAACTGTTAAATGGGACGGTGCACCAGCAGTTATCTGTGGCGTAGATCCTATGGATGGACAATTTTTTGTAGGCACCAAAAGCGTGTTTAGCAAAACTGAACCAAAAGTTTGTAAATCATCTGCGGACATTAATAAATTTTATTCTGCACAACCTGAATTAGCTGAAAAATTAAAGCTAGCACTGAAAAATTTGAGCAAAATAGGCATTGGTAATGTTTTGCAAGGTGATTTAATGTTTACTGCTGACAGTTTAGAAACTGCTGAAATAAACGGCGAACCGTGTGTGACATTTACACCTAATACGATTACATACGCAGTGCCAGTAACGGACAACTTAGCTAAAAGAATTCAACGAGCAAAAATAGGTATCATTTTTCATACACAGTACGACGGCGCCAGCTTACCTGAAATGAAAGCCAGCTTTGGTGCAAGTGTAGCAGGCCTACAACCTAGTAATGATGTATGGTTTGATGATGCCACTTATAAAGATTTAACTGGCATTGCCAGTTTAACACCTGAAGAAAATACACAGATCAGTAGAACATTGGGTGCAGCAGCAAACACATTAAAGAAAATAGATCCTGGCAAGTTTAACACAATTATTAATAATACCGAATTTAGTCAATACATCAAACCTTTTATCAACAGTAAAGTTAGACAGGGAGAACAGGTGGGTAATCCTACTGCTTTCTTGCAAGAATTTATTAGTTTTTACACAGGTAAAATGCAAACTGAAATTAATAATTTAATGCAAACTACTCAATTTAATGATCAACAAGAAGACCTGGTACATCAATTCATGGCCACAAGGGATGTTACTGCAAGAAAGCAATTAGAAAAAGCCATGCTAGACAGCGGAATAAAGGTTGCGGTGTTGCGAAGAATCGAAAAGATTGTGGCCAATGAAGAATTTATGGAAGATAACAGTAACACACTGTTAGGAGTTTTGGCAATTTATAAACGAATCATTGAAATTAAATTAATGATTTTAGCAAAAATGCAAAAAGTGGAAAGTATTGGCACTTTTATTAAAACCGACAGCGGGTATAAAGTCACTGCTCCCGAGGGGTTTGTTGCTATTGGACATGATGGTGGTGCTGTTAAATTAGTAGATAGATTAGAATTCAGTAAACAAAATTTTGCTGCGCCCAAACAGTGGAAAAAAGACCAATCGGTATAAATAATTGTATGTGCGCGAGCACTAACTTTTAAAAGGAAATTTAACATGGCAGTTTTTACAAGAACAAATGGTAATGCACAAAATGTTGTCAGCGTTGGTAACATTGCTCTAAGCACCGAAGCAAGCAGCCTTGGTGTAGTAATCAGCACAGGTATTGGCAAGCCAGTCCGTGCTTTCTCTGTTAACGCTAATGTTGCACTGACCACAGCATTGGGTACAGGTGAAGCAGTTGAAGCTATTCTTGGCGTATTTGGCCAAAAAGCTACACTATTAGCTTACCAAGTTTCTAGTGCTGGTATTGGTGGTGTTACAAACGGTTTGGTCAGCGTTGTTACTGAAGACAACAGCTGGACAACTACAGATCTAGAAGCCAACATTGTTGCTCTAGGCACAGTAAGTTCTGTTAACCTAACAGGTGTTAAGGTTGCAGAGCCTGGCTTAAGATTCGTTACCACAGCTGGCGCTTAATTTTTAAGCACACACAAACAAAGGCACTTTCCAAGTGCCTTTTTTGTTGACTATAAATACCTGCATGGAACCTGTAATCACGGCTTTTACTCTAGTAGATGTGACAGCAACTGGCATAATTAAAGGTGAGTCGCTGCTGCGCGATCAACAGAGAAACTGGGAAACTGTGCTGCAGGTCTTAGGACTTAAAACTCAACCTATTATTATAAACCACCCAGCCTGTTGGCACAATGAGGAATTACAATATTTTGATTTTGGTGATTTTTACGAAGGAAATCAAAATGTTTGGGCTTGGCAATTTCGCGGAGAACGCGATGAGTTTTACAATTTAGACATTTTACAAGAAGACTTTGATCAAGTTCCAGTCATACTGGGGTTGCAGGAAACTGCAAAATTTATGTTGCCTGTGTTTTTTACGCAAGGTCACTTGAAAAACATATACTTTAAACAATTAAACCTTAAACTATAAATACAGTTGATGCTCAGGCACCAATAGGCACTTTTTTATGGCACATTTAGGCTCAACTCTTGCATCGCACATTCACTGCGAGATAATATGGCTACCACCGAAATTGAAAAAGAAAACCTTGAGGCGCATGTTGAGCTTTGCGCCGAAAGGTATAAACAGTTGGAAAACAAACTCACGGATGTAGAACAACGATTAGACAAAGTTGAAAACCATCTCATTGAAATCAAAGACACAATCACAAATAAAACCAGTGGCATTGACAGTAGATTTATAACCATTGGTACAACAATACTGGGCGTTATGTTTTCAGCCATAATTGGCCTATTAGTTCACTTGGCACAAAAATGAAAATAGTAGAAGTTTTAAACGGTTTATCTGTGGCAATCACAAACGAAGAAGCAGATCTGTTATTACAGTTTGACGAACAAACTCCAAGTATTGCTCGTAGAGACTTGGACGAAAGAAAACAAATCATGGCTAATAGTTTAGTAAATAAAAATGTACTGAAAAGAATCAAAGAAAATGGCCGGGTCATCTATAAAAGAAAAATTAGGTAAACTACTAGTTAACATTGGAATTAAACAGCTAGAAATATGGTCTCGCAAAGAACTTGTTAGAATAAAAAATAGCTCAAAACCTTTTTGTATAGAATACAGTGACAAACACTACAGTATAGGTGATTTTGATATAAAAATATTGTCAGACAATACAGCCAAAGTATATAAAGATAGCAGGTTTTTACATCATTTTGCAAATAAACAAATAGCCATATATTATTGCGCCTACGAAAAACTCAACAAATTTGCTAGTTCCAGCGATCTACTCAGAGTAGATTCTGAACTAGCATTGGCCAAATCAGATTACCACATACTGTATAACAAACTAAAAAATAAAAAATTTAGTTCAAACTTTGACAGAGATGTTAAATTAGCTAAATTCCAACAGTCCTATGACCGGTTAAAACGAGCTGAACTTCAGTTCAAGAAAACTGTGACTGTGCATAAATATAATAAAATCTGGGATACCATATTATGAATTTAAAAGAACTTGCACCTAAAAAAACTCAACGCCTAAACCGTGTAATGGAAAGCCGTTTTGGTTTTGCTGTAGACTATGACAACATGACTTATACAAAAGCACAAAGATTAAGCATTGCTCTTGAAGAAAGTCTTAACAGTATTCGTAAAAGCTATGGAGCACACACTGCAGAACAGAATCCTAAATACATGGAAATGTTCCTGGTCAAAGAAGGTATTGATGCTTGGCTCAAAGACAACAGAGTACTTACTGAAGGCGAATTGGAAACCGCTGAAGCAGTTTTAGCTGCCAAAGACATGGTGGACAGTATTCAGGACATGATCACTGATGCCAGTAAAATGATGAACGAACAACTTCCCCCATTGTTGGACACTATTCGTGACCAATTGGGTGCAGGGCAAGCCGACCAATTCAAAGGCACTGCAACTGCTGCTTTACAAGGACTAATGGACGCACTAAATGGTGCTCGTGACAGCTTAGACAACGGTAGCCGCGCACTGGCTGGTGAACAAGTGGCTCAACCAATGACTTTGGGCGGCGCAGCAGCAGCTCCAGCTGGCATGCCTGGTGAAATGCCCCCAGCTCCTGCTGCAGGAGAAGAAGAATTCGCCACAGCTGATGCTGCTGCAGGCGGTGAAGAAGAATTGGGCCGCGAAAGAAGATAATGCGAGCCAGCGATTTTGTTCGCGTGACAGAAAACAGTGACGATAATAGTAACATCGTCACTGCTTTGAGTTTGGTAAAAAGCAAAATAGATCAAGGTGAACTACAGAGTAAATTGCCTGTGCAGTTTATTGTAAGACTTATTCAAAACACAGGTCTTTCAAATTTTACTTTGGATGATCTTAAAGCGGCAAATGATGAAATTCCTGCATTAAAAAATATTATCAAACAGATAGCTGAACCTGATATTATTTTTAAAACTGACAGTTATAGCAGTGTTACCAATGCAGACACAGAATTTGGGTCTGTGGACAATCCTGAACAGACCGTTGCCAACATGGCCAAAAGCGCCATGAAGCGTAGACAAGACTAATTAAATACAGTATAATCACTGAGGAGATTTATATGGCCTATAGTCAAGCTGTGATTGATCATTATGAGCATCCTAGAAATGTTGGAAGTTTTGCCAAAGATGAGCAAGATGTGGGCACAGGTATGGTCGGCGCACCTGCCTGCGGTGATGTAATGAAACTTCAAATAAAAGTAGATCCTGAAACTGGAGTTATCACCGATGCCAAATTTAAAACTTATGGATGTGGAAGTGCCATTGCCAGCAGCAGTTTGGTTACAGAATGGGTGAAAGGCAAAAGCATTGATGAAGCTGCACAAATTAAGAACAGTCAAATAGCTCAAGAACTAGCCCTTCCGCCAGTTAAAATACATTGTAGTATTTTAGCCGAGGATGCCATTAAAGCAGCAGTAGCGGATTATCGAAAACGATATGATAACGCTAACTGACAAGGCTGCAAAAAAAATACAACAGCAACTGGCCAAACGAGGACAGGGAGTTGGTCTTAGAGTTGGAATAAGAACCACCGGTTGCAGCGGATTGGCTTATGTGTTAGAATATGTAGATCAACCACAATCAGAAGATCAATGCATAGACTGTGCAAACTGTAAAATATTTGTAGATCCAAAAAGTTGTGTTTACTTAAACGGACTTACAATAGATTATGTCAGAAACGGTTTAAATGAAGGATTTGAATTTAATAATCCCAATGAACGAGATCGCTGCGGCTGTGGAGAAAGTTTTAGAGTTTAATGTTACTACAAAAATTTAATTATACACCGATCAGTAGAGAAAGTGTAGAAGGTCGCAGGCATTATTGTCTGCCAGATGGCACTAAAGTGCCCAGTGTTACTACAATACTAGACGCAACAAAACCACAAGAAAAACGCGAAGCCCTACAACGATGGCGCCGTAGTGTAGGAGAAGCTCAGGCACAACAAATTACCACTGAAGCTGCTAATCGCGGCACTAGAATGCACAAATGGCTAGAGAATTTTATTAAGGACGGACAATTGGGTTTGCCTGGTACAAATCCTTTTAGCAAACAGTCTCACAGCATGGCCAATACTATCATATTTGAGGGACTAGGCAAACGAGCTACTGAATATTGGGGAGTTGAAGTACCGCTTTTCTGTTCAGGCCTTTATGCTGGAACCACAGACTGTATAGCGGTTTGGGACGGCAAGCCTGCTATTCTAGATTTTAAACAAACAAACAAACCTAAAAAACGCGAGTGGATTGAAGATTATTTCTTACAACTTGCAGCCTATGCATTGGCACACAATGAAACACATGGCACAGATATAAAGCAAGGTGTAGTTTTAATGTGCAGTGCAGATTTTCAGTATCAAGAATTTAAAGTAGAAAATCAAGAATTTGAAGAATGGACTGAGAAATGGCTCAATAGGGTACAACAGTATTATCAGCTGCACTAAATACAGCATTAGGATAATAGAACATGGCCATAGTTCAAATCAGTCAAATTAAACATCGTAGGGGTGTTGAAGAAAACTTACCTCAGCTAGCCAGCGCAGAATTAGGCTGGGCTGTGGACACACAGCAACTTTATATTGGTAATGGCACTTTGGCAGAAGGTGCACCTGAAGTTGGTAACACAAGAATACTAACAGAAAACGACTTACCTGATGTAGGTGTATTTGTACAAGCAGATGCACTTGTAAACAATACTAGTTCAAACGCTAATGTTACTTCTAATTCAGGCAGTGTTTTATATTTTGCCAACACAACACCAAGTGTAACTGTTGATTACAGTATCCAGCGCGGTGCCAACTATAAAACAGGACAATTAAAAATAGCCAGTAATGCCACAGCAGTGGCTTATAGCGACACTTTTGTTGAATCTGCTAATATTGGTGTAACACTATCAGTGAACATGCTAGGTTATGTAACCTGCGTTCAATATAAAACAACTAATACTGGCATAAATGCCAATATGAAATATAGTTTTACCACAGTTACTTGGTCTTAATTGAATAATTTTTGGAATGAATTGCCCTACGACCGATTAAGGTTGTGGCAAGAATTTAGGCATAAAATTTCACAACAGCCATTAGAACAGGCTGTAGTGGCTACTTCACATTTGTGGAGTTTTGCTCCTTACCAAAAATATTATCTCACATCAGATCAAATCAAAAATTGGCCTAACCCCTGGGAATTGATTTACGATAACTACTACTGTAATCTTGCAATTGCTCTAGGAATGTTGTATACTTTATATCTCAGTGACCACCGTCCTCAAATATGCATAAAGATTTACATAGATTCCGAATCCAAGGAACAGTATAATTTAGTATTTGTTGAACAAGGAAAATATGTTCTTAATATGGAACATGACACTGTATTAAATAAAACACAGATTGAAAACAAGTTAAAATTGAAAAAAACCATTTCTATAATAGATTTGGAATTAGAACAATTACAATAAGAGATCAAATAAAATGATTCAAGTAACAAAACGCAATGGTAGTAAAGAACAGTTAAATCTAGAAAAGTGGCAAGCACAGATTCAAAAAGTATGTAAAGGTGTGGCAGATGTCAGTCAAAGTATGATTGAGATCAAAAGTCAACCACACTTTTATGACGGGATTACAACTAAAGAAATCGATGAGATAACCCTGCGAGCAGTGGTTGATCTTATTGATGTAGAATCCAATCCCGATGTTGGCCATGTAAATTATCAGTTTGTGGCCGGCAAACAACGACTGAGCATGTTGCGTAAAGATGTTTATGGTAGTTATGATGTGCCTCATCTTTATGATATAGTTAAAAAAAATGTGTCAATTGGCCTATATACTCCTGAACTTTTGCAGTGGTATACCGAAGCTGATTGGGAACGCATGAATGAAATGCTGGATCACGAAAAAGATGAACAGTATTCATATGCAGCCATTGAACAGCTGATTGAAAAATATCTTGTTCGTAACAGATCAACTAAAGAAATTTATGAAACACCACAGATAAGATACATGGTGGCCGCAGCCACAGTGTTTCATAATGAAGAGCCCAACAGTGCTCGTATGAAATACATTAAGGAATATTACAATGCAGCTTCTGACGGTTTATTTACTCTCGCTACTCCTGTTCTTGCTGGCCTTGGCACTCCCACTAAGCAGTTCAGTAGTTGTGTACTCATACGCAGTGATGATGATCTTGACTCCATTTTTGCTAGCGGCGAAATGATGGCCAAGTATGCCAGCAAGCGAGCTGGCATCGGACTTGAAATAGGCAGACTACGACCTTTAGGCAGTCCAATTCGTGGTGGTGAGATCATGCACACCGGTATGATCCCTTTTCTTAAAAAGTGGTTCGGTGATTTGCGTAGTTGCAGTCAAGGAGGTATTCGAAATGCTAGTGCTACAGTTTTTTATCCTATTTGGCATCATCAGTTTGATGATCTTATCGTGCTTAAGAACAACCAAGGAACAGAGGAAACCCGAGTCCGTCATATGGATTATGGGGTTGTGCTGTCAGCTTTCTTCTGGAGACGATTCAAAAACAAAGAAAACATAACATTCTTTGATCCTAATCAAGTTCCAGATTTATATGAAGCGTTCTACAGTGATAGTCAGTTATTTGAAGAATTGTATGTCAAATATGAACGCACACCAGGACTGAGAAAAAAGGTCATGAACAGCGAGGATGTGTTTAAAGGCGGCATCCTCAAGGAGCGCACAGACACTGGTAGAATTTATCTTGTGTTCATTGACAATGTAATGAATCAAGGGCCTTTTGATCCCGAGTATCATACTATCTATCAGTCTAACTTATGCTGTGAAATTCTTTTACCCACTAAACCGTTCAAACGATTGGATGATCCCGACGGCCGTATTGCATTGTGTACTTTGGGATCGATAAATTGGGGTGCGTTCCGTAATCCTGAAGACATGCGCCGAGCTTGTCGTATTTTGCAGCGCAGCCTTTGTAACATATTAGACTATCAAGATTTTCTTTCTATCCAAAGTGAACTAAGCAATAAAGAAATTCAACCACTGGGTATCGGTGTTACTAATCTTGCTAACTGGCATGCTCGCCGCGGATTTAAATACGGAAACAAAGATGCATTACAAGAAGTGAAATCTTGGATGGAACATCAAGCATACTATCTCACAGAAGCTACAATTGATTTGGCTCGTGAGCGAGGAAAATGTGCTCACAGTGACCTAACAAGATATGGACAAGGTGTGTTTCCCTGGGAACTTAGAGCCAATGGTGTTAATGAACTAGCAGACTTTACTCCTGAACTAGATTGGGAGTCGCTGCGAATCAACATGCGTCAATGGGGAGTTCGTAATGCCACACTAATGGCCATTGCCCCTGTTGAAAGTTCCAGTGTTGTAATTAACAGTACTAATGGTATAGAAATGCCCATGAGTTTAATTACTGTAAAAGAAAGCAAAGCAGGCAGCTTTACCCAGGTAGCACCAGACTATGCCAAACTTAAACACAAATATGAACTGATGTGGGAACAAAAAGATTGTTCGGGCTATTTAAAAACAGCGGCTGTTCTAGCTGCTTATGTTGATCAGAGTATATCTACTAACACCTTCTATAACCCCGCACATTTTCCGGGCCGCAAAGTGCCAACAACACTGATTGCAAAAAATCTTATGCAGGCACATAAATGGGGGCTGAAAACATTTTATTATAGTCTTATAAACAAACAAGGTGCCAAGGCTGACATGCAAGAATCACAGTCCGAAGCACAAATCTCTGGTAGTATAGACACATACGAGGATCAAGAAGATTGCGAGGCATGTAAATTATAATGGATGCTTACAACTTACAATATCAGATGAAACAGGCATGGAGTACCATTGCCATAGAACACAGTCAAACTGGTGTCTTGACTAAACATTGGCCGGAAATTCCTGTAATGGTTACAATTAACGGTGAAGAACGAACAGTTGTTGACTTAACGGTCAAAGATCAAAAAATTTATTTGGAGTTAAAATGAAAAAAAGAAACTACAGCCTAGAAACGGTACGCCGTTTGCAGGGTAGTGTTCAAGTCGAGCATACACTAGCCAAACGAGGGGCTAAAAAACTTCGTGAGTTATTAGCCAATGAACCTTATATTAATACGCTAGGTGCTTACAATGGGCAAATGGCGGTGCAACATGCCAAAGCTGGACTAAAGGCAATTTACCTGTCAGGCTGGCAAGTAGCAGCCGCAAATAACACACAAAACACCACATATCCAGATCAAAGTTTATATCCAGTAGATTCAGTGCCTCGTGTGGTTAAAGGTATCAACAATGCTTTTCGCCGTGCAGACCAAATTGAACACAGCGAAGGTCATGTAACTACTGATTATTTTTTGCCTATTGTTGCCGATGCTGAAGCTGGCTTTGGTGGTGCTTTAAATGCATATGAATTAATGTATCATATGATTGAAGCAGGAGCCGCTGGCGTACACTTTGAAGATCAATTGGCATCAGAAAAGAAATGCGGTCATTTGGGCGGCAAGGTACTGGTACCAACCAGCCAAATGATTCGTACATTAAATGCTGCACGACTGGCCGCGGATGTGGCAGGTGTGGACACAGTGATCATGGCTAGAACGGATGCTGAAGCAGCAACACTGATCACATCAGACCATGATCCATTAGACAAGGATTTTATCATTAATGAGCGCACCGAAGAAGGATTCTACAAGTTTAAAAACGGTATTGAAGCTTGCATTCGAAGAGGCCTTGCTTATGCCCCTTACAGTGATCTCTTATGGTTTGAAACTTCGACGCCTAGTATTGCACAAGCTAGAAAATTTGCGGATGCCATACATGCTGTATATCCTGATCAGATGCTTGCCTATAATTGCAGTCCTAGTTTTAATTGGCGTAAGTTTTTAAGTGAAGATGAATGTGAAACTTTTCAGCGCGAACTTGGAGAACTGGGCTACAAATTCCAATTTATTACACTAGCAGGATTTCACAGTGTAAACTTAGCAACATTTGAACTTGCAGAAGCATACAAACAAAAAGGTATGGCTGGTTACAGTGAAATGCAGCAACGAGAATTTGCTGCACAAGATCGTGGTTTTACCACAGTAAAACATCAGCGCGAAGTTGGTGTCAGTTATTTTGATTTGATCAGTGAAGCTGTTGGTGCAACCAGCACAGTGGCCAACAAGAGCAGCACAGAAGCAGATCAATTTCACTAATAAAGAGGTTGTTATGAATAAATTTATTTTAGCTATTTTAGTATTTTTGTCTTCGTCGGTGTTTGCTGGAGAGTTGACAATTTGCAAAGGAAAATACGCTCTTTGTGCAGCCAGTACTTGTACAAAGACTGGAAAAACTATAACCACTAACGACGGAAAAACTTATCCTGAAGTAGTATGTAAATGTCCTGTACTGGAAGGTCCCAGCATTGCTGATACCAGTGCTGGTGTAATGAAGGGCTCTTGTGCTGTGGATGATCCTACAACCCAAGTTTGGAGTTTGTTTGCTCCAAGATTTCACTACCCCCAGGAAGCAAATAATTTTGTTACTAGTCCCAAATCAGCAACTAGAGCTCGGGTACAAAGTTGTGGTGGCAATCTTGCTGCAGGCTCGGCAAATTGCTGGGGTATGATGTGTCGATATGATAAAAATCCTACCAACGGCACAGTGACAGCTACCTGTAGCTGTCCCATTAATCAAATTGAAAAAGGCACAGAATTTTTTACTGAAGCTGGTCAAGGTGACCCCAAAGCCTGTGCTAAACATCCTGTTGCTGCTCCAGATCCTTTTGCTGATATACTTTTAAATGTGAGAAAATAATGTCAAAGAAACAGTATAATTTAGCTTTGGCCACTGATTACCTGCATCGTAAGATGTTTTTGGA